ACACAAACGCTCACTGACTCCAGTGGCGATGTAAATACACAAATAAGAATAGTGGAGGATGACCACAACATCTACAAGACATACACGGATTCCATCACGATTGGAGCAAACACATCAACAGATTTTAATATCAATGCAAGAATAGATATAGATGATTCATCCAACTCCTCATCGCACGCAGGACCGGATGTGGATAACGTTGAGCTTAGCATTACCTATAATACATCGGATGGCGATGAACTTGATTGGGAAGAGGATTTTAACATACCAGAAGATATAGAATGGGAAGAAGACTGGACATGGGAAGAGGAAGAATTTACCTGGGAAGATGATTTCTACTTCGAGGAAGAATTTGATGTGGAAGATTATAATGTAGGAACTGAATTTGAAGAACCACCCCTAATGATAGAGGAAGAATTTGAAGAACCACCTCCAATGGAGGAAGAAACTGTTGCCATGCCTGAAGAAGAATTCGAGGAAATGTACATGGAAGAATTTGAGGACATGGAAGAAGCATTCATGGATGCACCTGAAGAATTTGAAGAACCACCTTTAATGGAGGAAGAAGAAACTATTGACATGGAGATGGAAGAAGAGGAAGATGTCGTGGAAATGGAGGGAGAAGATGAAACCGAAGAAATGGAGGTTGCTGAAGATGAAGAATCTATGGAAGATACCGAGGGAAGCGATGACGAACCTGAAACAGAAGTGGCAGAAGAGCCAGAACCTGAAGATGGCCCACAAGAGGTTGCTGCGAATGAGGAAGAAGCAGTTGGAGAAGATAATATTGAAGCTGGGGAGGTAGAGGACAATAAAATAACAGTCTCAAAGGAAATTAAGGTAGGCAAGGTTGACGTTGGAGAAATCAAGGTAGCCATCAATCCTAGGGATATATTCAAGGAAGTGATTAGCTTGAATGACTATTCCAATAGGGATTTTTATACAGACAAAGGACTTAATTATGCCACAAATGATGACTTTTTTGAGCAATTAAGCATGATCGAATACAACAAGGAAATATACAAGGGCGTAACGCTTGTTCTATATATACAAGGCGATCCAGTGGAAGTGTACAGGCAAGAGCTAGAAGAATTGGCTATACAAAAAGCTGGCATTATGATAGAACTGAAACTCTTGAGAGGAGAATAAAATGGCATATAAGAAACCAAAAGGTCCTGTTAAAAAAGGTAAGGGACCATCAAGATCACAACAAAGGGCTGGTTTGGCTGATCGAGCTATTAATGTTTGGAAAAAAAGCAATCCAGGAAAAAGAATAACTGGTCAAATGAAGAAAGACCTTACTAGAATAGTTAAAGACGATATTAGAGAAAATCCTAGAAAAGTTAGAGAATGGATAACTAATTACTATAAAGGAAAGAAGAAATGAAAATAATAGAGAAATTATCTACATACGCTGCACTGATTGGCGTTATAGGGGCCATAGGCGGAGGTTTTTACACCTGGGGCCAGTTTAATACACGCCTTGATGCAATAGAGAACAAGAAACCAGTGAATTTAAAGCCTTTGCATGAAAAGGACAAGGCATTGACGCAACAGTTTGATGAGGTACTACTATATGCCAACGAATACAAGGTGGATTTAATAGACAGAATAGCAGCAGTGGAAGAAAAAATTAAACCTGTTGATTTAACATTGGTATTCAAGGAAATTGGAAAGGTAAGAGAAGAAATGGCAATGCTGGATATACCAGATGACATTGATCTTAAGCCCTTATCCAAGAAACTAGCAGTTCTAAGTGAAGAGCTTATACGAATAACAGCAACAATTCCAAAAGTTGTAAATTTAGACCCTTTATTGAGTGCCATTAAGAAACTTGAAACTGACGTAGCAATTGCGTTGAAAGAAAATGAATTGCAAGACATACAGATTCAAGAAATAAAAAAGAAAGCTAATAATCCTCTAGCTAAGTAATGATAGAATGCCCAGCCTGCAACCAAGATCCATGCGTCTGCGACGATGGCTGTGATTCATGCGGCGCGTAAGGTTACTGGATAACTTTGACTGGACGATGGTTACAATTGGCTGTATTGCAGTAATAATTTTTGTAATTTTTGTAGTGGGAAAACTGTAATGAACGACAGACTCGATGTATCGGATAAAACGGCAATAAGCATGCCGATGAGAAATCTTCTCTCGATATTGGCGGCCACAGCAATTGGCGTGTACGCGTTTTTCGGGATCCAGGAGAGGCTCAATACTTTAGAAACGCGTGTAACATTATCAGAGGCAGATCTTACAAAAAACACGGAATTCCGCATAAAATGGCCTCGAGGTGAATTAGGTTCCCTGCCCGCGGATAGTCAGCAGGATTTATTAATTGAATTTATGGCATCTCAGCTTGAGCATATGCAGGAAGAAATGGAGTCAATGATGAGTAATTCCGTAAATATAAAGAGAGCGCAGCAGGACATAGAACGTTTAATGGGGGACGTGGAGAAGCTCAAGGATAAACTAAGGGAGGCTAATAATGGAAGTAATTAGCGTAATCGTCATGTTCATATTCGGGAATATGAATGATAGTGAGCATCGAATGACGCAGTATGTTCCAATGGAATCACTCTCTTCGTGCATGAAGGAAGTAAGAATACTCAAGAAAAAGGAAACAGATTATACAAAGAACGCATTCTGCGGACCAGCACTCGTGGAATTGAGTGATGACGGGGAAATATTGACATTACATACGGATCTCCCCGAAGGGGCGAAGATGATAAAGAAAGAAATAAGCAAAGAAGCATTTGAGAGATGGACACTTAGGTCCAAGGAAAAATGGAATAATAAATAACTATAAGGAAACTAATGACTACAGGAAAAATTAAATGGTTTAATCCCGCCAAAGGATATGGATTTATTGAACAAGAAGGCAAGGATGTCTTTTTGCACGTATCGGCTTTGGAAAAAGCGGGTATTGACACACTCACAGAAGGAGAAGAGATAGAATTCGAGATAGGGGAGAACAAGGGGAAAGAAAACGCAATTAACGTCAGGAAAATTGTAGGCTAGTGGTTCAAATATTCACGCGTTCATCATACTTTACACCCGTCAAAAAAAGGACTAGTATAGGAAGATCTCCTAGGTCGAAGCCGAAGAATAAGCACAAGCGACGATCCTGGAAGAAGTATAATCGCCAAGGAGGCTAATATGGCACAAGGATATAAAGCTCGTAAAGACGAGTCTGTTGCGGAGAGAATTAAAAAACCTCGCACTGCAAAAGAACTAAAAGCAAGCGCTGATGAATCTTACGGAAAATTTGGTAGTGGCAAAGGCAAAGGTGTTATCAATAAACGAGGTGGAGGCATCGCTAAAAGAGGAAAAGGCATTGCTAAAGCTGATGGTGGCGCAATTAAGCGTCAAGCAGGTGGATCAGGAAGAAGGAATTTACTAGAGGAAGTAGGTCGTATTGATGCAGAACGCATGAACCCTAATCGAAGAGCTGAGAAAAGACGAGTCATCGGTGAACTTAACAGAGGCTACAAGAAAGGTGGAGCAATTAGACGTCGCGGAGGCGGAATAGCCAAGCGTGGTATGGGGATTGCGAAGTAATCGATGCCAACATATGCTTCCACAGCGAGTTTCGACCTTGCAATCGATGATATTGTAGAAGAGGCTTTTGAACGGTGCGGTTTGCAAGACCGTACTGGTTATGAAATAAAAACCGCGCGCCGTTCTCTTAACATCATGTTTGCCGATTGGGCGAATAGAGGCCTTAATCTATGGACGATTCAAAAACAAGAAATTGCTGTTGCATCAGCAGGATTCACTAATCCCTTGTCAGGAGCGACTTTGCTCACGGGAGGGGACACCCAGACCATTATTGACATCACCAATTGTGTGATGCGCGACAGCAGTAATAATGATTTTGCGATGACGAGAATTGGCAGAAGCACTTATTGGAATTATACTGTAAAATCAACATCAGGACGTCCTACACAGTTTTATTTTGAACGAACAATAAATCCAACAGTTTATCTGTACCCTGAACCTTCAAGTGACTATACTTTTATTTATTATGCCTTAATTCGTATGTTTGATGCTGGCAGCTATACGAATAACGCACAAATTCCATTTCGATTCATTCCCTGCATGGTTGCGGGATTGGCTTATTATATGGCATTGAAATATCAACCAGATCGTGTCGCTTTACTTAAACCTCTCTATGAGGAGGAGTTCCAGCGCGCGGCCAATGAAGACGTGGAGAAAGCTAGTTATAGTGTGGTTCCGCGGCAAACATGGATTAACTAATGGGTAAATACGCTACCGGTAAGTTCGCTCAAAGGATTTCCGATCGTGATGGGATGGCCTATCCTTACACTGAAATGGTACAGGAATGGAATGGAGTGTGGGTTCACTACAGTGAATTTGAGCCAAAAGCCGCTCAGATCGATCCTAAAAATCATCCTACTGATTTTGAAGCGTTGCAACATGCAATGCCTCAAGTTGCCAATTCCACAGTCTATGTGGGACGAATTGGCACAAACGTAAATAGTTTTGAAACACTGCAAGAAGCTGTCACTCTCTACTACGCCAATGGGGTGTCTTATCCAGGCTTTGTAAGAAGTATGCAACCGTTAGGGGTTCAACAACCCAATAAGCCAACTTTGTTGCATAGTTTTGTAGGAAAGGTTACAGTGACTACAACATGACCGATTATTCTGATTTATTAACAAACGTAAGAAATTACACGGAGACATCCAGTGATGTACTCACGGATGCTGTCATTAATACATTCATCGTGAATGTTGAAAATAAATTATTTAAGGAAGTGGATCTCAGTTATTACCGTAAATATGATACGGCTAATTTAACCGTAGATAACGCTTTTCTTTCCCTTCCAGGAGACTGGAGGGCTACTCGATTTCTTCAAATTGTTGTCTCGGATGTAAGAACAACCTTGCTACAGAAGGATATTTCATTTATGACAGAGTATTGGCCTGATAGAACAGCAACGGGTACTCCTAAGTATTATGCTGATTGGGATCAAGACACGCATTATATTGCGCCAACACCAAGTGCCAACATAGCTGTTGAACTTGCATATCTAAGGATGCCTGATAACTTATCGGCGTCCAACACCTCCACGTGGATCAGTCAAAATGCTCCCAACGTGCTGTTATATGGTTGTATATTAGAAGGACTTGGATACTTGAAAGGTCCGACAGATATGATACAACTATATGATAAAAAATATAATCAGTCTGTACAGAATCTTGCCACATATGAGATGGGGCGTGATCGTAGGGACGAATATAGAGACGGCGTCATTCGTGTCCCTCTCGAATCAAGGAACCCCTAAAGGAGGTTATTATGGCTATAGTACAAGCTGTTTGTAACAGTTTTAAAGTGGAGATCCTGAAAGCTTTGCATGATTTTACGGCAACGACAGGGAACACTTTTAAATTGGCGCTTTTTGATAGTGAAGCAACTTTAAGTAAATCAACTACTATCTACGACACACCCGACGAGGTAAGTAACTCAGGCACTTATTCAGCTGGTGGCGGAGCATTAACATCGGTGACTCCCGTGTTATCAACTGATACGGCTGTGTGTGATTTTTCACCCGATCTTTCATTCACAAGTGCGACTATTTCTGCACAAGCTGCCGTGATTTATAACAGTTCTACAGTAACTGGTTTAACAACCAATGCGGCTGTTTGTGTTTTAGATTTTGGTGGAGTTAAAACTTCGACTTCAGGAACATTTACAATTACGTTTCCTGCAGCTGAAGCGACTGCTGCAATTTTAAGGATCGCATAGGAGAATAAATCATGGCCTCTCTACAAGGATGGGGCCGAGAGACTTGGGGCAGTGGCGCGTGGGGAGAGTACGCACCCGTTGCCGCGACAGGTGACGGCCTTACGTCAAGCGCTGCAACGCCCACTATTACGGGTGATTGTAATATCACGCTTACTGGCGTCTATGGTACGTCTACTGCTGGTGATGCCATCGCAGAAGGCATTGCTAATGTTACTGTCGTACAATCACAGACACTCACTTCCAATACTAATGATGTAACTACTACCGCTAATGCGGATGTTAGTCCCACGGCTAATGGTCTTACCGCTATTTTAGGAGAGGAAACGGCGGGAGGAGTGGCACAATCTGGTTGGGGACGGGGCTACAATGCCGATACGGGAACAATAATTGGATGGGGGGATAATCTTTGGGGGACTTTAGCAACTGAATACGCTTTAACGGGAGTCAGTGCGACAGCAAGTGCTGGTGACGCTGTTGCGAGTGCCGATGTTGATATTACAGTAACAGGACAAGGTGCAACATCTACCGCGGGAGTCATGATTCCTTTTGCCTTCCCATCAGGTGTTCAAGCAGCAACAAGTATTGGAACATACTCAATTACGGCTGATGCAACAATAACGGTTGTAGCTGCTAGTGAACCAGAATTAGATGTAAGTTTAGGGGCTCCATTAATTGCCATCAGCCCAGGTGTTTATCCCACGGGAACAGTGGCAACTGGATCATTGGGATCATCCACCATTACGGGAGACTGTAATGTTACTCTCACAGCGGCGGGACTGACTTCCTCTCTAGGGGAAGAAACCATTAACATTGATGTTGATGTGGACGTTGATGGTAATGATTTAACTTCATCAGAAGGCGATGCAACGGGAACGGCGGATTTTGATATCACCGTTACTGGCCAAGCCATGACATCCAATATTGGGGATGCAGGGCAGGAATCAAGCTATGCAGCTACAGGAAATTTATTAACTTCGAGCCCAGGAACCTTGAATATTCAAACAGATGTTGTCTTTACAATAACAGGGGTTTCTGCTACAAGTAGTACAGGAACATTACGAGGTACCTTCTGGCAAGAAGTGGATGACTCGCAAACAGCCGTTTGGGTAGAAGTTGACAAGGCTGCATAAAATCATTAAAAAAAGGTATTAGGAGATTAAATGGTAACGTATTCAACTGGTCTTAGAACGGAATTACAAGTAACAGGGGAAAATTCAGGTACATGGGGAACCATTACCAACAATAACTTTTCCCAGGTTTTTGAATTCGCTATTGCTGGTGTATATGCAGTACCTGCTCTTACAACAGGAACTGGGATAACATTAACCAATGCCGACGGACCCGATACCGCGGCCAACAACCAAGCCAGACAAAATACATTACTTTTCTCAGGGACTGTTTCGGCAACTCAGACAATTCAATTTCCAGAAACTCAAAAAACTTACGGACTTTATAATAATATTAGTGGTGGTGCCACTATCACTGCCAGATTAGGAGCTACAGGCAATACTATGAGTATTGCAAATGGTAAGTACCGTTTAGTTTCTACTGATGGTACCAACTGGTACGATATTTTTTCTTTAGCTGGATTAGGCGAAGCATGGGTGGAAAAAACTGATAGTGATTCCCCTTATACAGCCTCAGACGGCGATAATATTTTTGTTGACTGCTCAAGTGACGTAGTCACAATAACATTACCCGCCTCTCCTACAATTGGAATGCAAGTAAAAGTCATTGATGGTACAGGAAGTGCGGGAACCAATAATATTACTATTGATGGAGGAGCTGAAAAAGTTCAAGGAGATGCAGCCGATATGACAATTTCAACTAACAGTGCAGGGGTTTCTTTGGTATACTACGATTCAACAAATGGTTGGAGGCTAAAGTACAATGACTAATCTACAGGATTTTACAAACAGAAGCGAAGTAGGTACAATCAAGCCTTGGGGAAAAACTACGGCTCCCAGCGGATATTTATTATGCGACGGAACCGCTGTATCACGAACAACCTATGCGGAACTTTATGTGGTTCTTGGAGATACCTATGGAGCGGGCAACGGATCAACAACTTTTAATGTTCCCCAACTACAAGGTAAAACTCCACAAGGATACGATGGAAACACTTATAACCTAGCGGCAACGGGCGGTGCTAATACGGTAACCGTGGCTGTTACCAATAACCAAGCGGCAACTAATACTGTTACCAATAACCAAGCGGTAACGGTAACGGGATCTATTTCCAATACATCACTCACCACGGCTCAACTAGCCTCTCATGATCATGATTACGTAATATGGTTCCAAAATACAGTCGACCCAGGAAGAGGGCCAGGACAAGGGGGACAACAAGAAGGCTTCGTACACCCGCAAAGCCCACGGAACACGGAAAATTCAGGTTCAGGAACGGGGCACAATCATGCTCACACCTTGGCGGGAACACTGACAGGTACTGTGGCAGTAGCTTCTACACTTACAGGAACGGTAACGGCAGCGGGAAACAATACTTTTTCACCTTACGTGGTGGTTAACTACATTATAAAACACTAAGGAATATTTATGGCCACTCATATTGTAGTATCAAATAACGACTATACTAACATAGATGATTCTTATATTATTAAATGGGCGGATAAGGGAAACGCCATGCCTGCACTAGAGAATACCGTTCATTATATTTTATGGACTTCAGGACAGAAGGAAATTCAAACTAAGGTAGCGGACAGTGACCCCCCTGAAATGGCGGGGAATATTGTGTTATCAGATGTCTCTGATTCCGTGGGCTCCACAACAATTCAAGAATTATTAACTTGGAGTGAAACAAGAAAAAGCCAGATTCTCGAAGCTGTAATGGACTATGATAATGCTTTTGAAAATGCGGGAATTGCCTGGGTGGATGCGGGAAACTCAATAGAAACTTTTAACGACGTTGAAGCGCCTTTGGCTTGGGATTGGAATAAAACTTGGATTGATTACGATCCTAACTATTCTTAACTTGATTTTTTTAAAAAACTAGCAATAGAGTATCTAAAAGAACCACCTCCAGCCCATTGAAGAGGAGCATGATATATATCAGAGGTCCAAAAAACTGCTCTGTTTTTTTTAAAACCCACATGATAACTTAATTCTAATTGATCATCATCGGTAACATGATAAAAACCTGTTCCGTTGTTTCTAGATTCTTCGCCATGCATGTAAATTAAAAGTTGATGAGTTGCTCCTATTGACTGATCGATGTGAGGTCTAGGTTTATCTGCTGCTCCCACCATTGTGTAGCAAGAATCTATATAACTAAAATCATCAAAATAAAAATGTTCTGCGACAAGTTCTTTCATTTTTGTTTGCAGCTCGCATCCTTTTGGTAAATAATGAGTATTCCAGTAATTACCTTGATACTGTTCTCTTGACTCTTTAGGAGGAGGTTTATATTCAACAGATAGTATTTCTTTCACAATAAAATTATAAATCTCTAATGGAAAAAAATTTTCTTTAACAAATACTTTTGACATTAACTTCCTCTTTCTCATCAGAATAAGGACCATTTAAATCAACATAATGCACGAAAACTTGATGATGCCAATATTTTTTTGGCTGTTGAAAAATAGGCCTCCAATGCTCTATCTCCTCTCCTTTATAAATAACCCCGTCACCTGACTTAATATTTATGGGTATATTTTCCATGCAAAGAGGCCATTGATATTCTTTATTATGGTAAAAATATTTTAAAGTTATAGAAGCGCTTATTTCACAAGCCTGTCTGTCGGTATGTTTTTTTAATTCGGCGCCACCTAAATAAATTCTGCTATAACTGTATATAGGCTTTAACTTTAAATTAGTTTCTTTTTCCATAATGGGGAGTAAATGATGAAGTAAATGATAATAAATTTCTGAGTCCTTGGAATGAATTGAAAAAGCGAGAGGAACTTGACTATCTTTGGCTGTTTTTTCATAGTTTTTTAAATGCCAAGTAGAGATGTATTCTACCAAATCCATGGACAGCATGTTTTTGACATATATATATTTATTTTTCATTCCCTAGAGGTGTCAAAAAGTTCTTTAAAGGGAATATATGTTCTATCCATATATTCACTCTTTTTCTCTTCTATTACGAAAGGAATGCTGAACGAGACTCGCGGACCCTCTTCATTCCTCACTTTATGGAATGTTCCTGAAGGCATATAGAGCAGATCCCCTGGTTCAAGAGTAAAATTCTTTTCTTCCTCTAGATACACTTTTTCATCTTTTTCTTCAAAAGCTATTGTCTCCTCTAGCATTTCTTTTATTATTTTATATATTTTCCAATGGGTCATACCTATTATTTGCATATAAATTTTATGCTGCGGACGATCTCGATGGGCATCATATCCTGTTGATGCCGTTTTTGGTGAAATATACAAGTGTAGATCTGCATGAGAATTAGTGAAAGTAGATTCAATTGTGTCTATGAGTTCAGATACTTTTTTATTGATTTGTGTTTGATTCATCATCATAAAACTATGTTTTTCTTCAAGTAATTTTTTTATAACAGACTTCTGAAGCGCCACTTGACTCCATTTTAAATTTTGTTGGATATAATAGTGTCGGACGCCATCTTTAATAATTTGCATGGGGGAATTAATATTACAACCATTATTAATGGTAGATTCTATTTCCTCCAAAGTAATTAAATTAGAAAATTTGTCTTTATGTCCTTTTATAATAAAGGATTCATTGTTGTTGTATTTTAAAAGAAACTCTTCGAGTCCCATAGGATAAATTAGTTTTTTAAAATTCATTAGTGAATCCAAGTGATGACGGCGTGTCGATTTCCTTTTGTAACAGGGGTGACTGCATGGGGAAAACAGAAATTACTCGGAAAAACAACAGCACTACCAGCTTTCTTGGGAACTATGTATTCTCCTCCGAAAAACGCAAAATTGCCTCCTTCATAATCATCATTTAAAATTAAAGAACAGCTTAAAACACGAGGAGATGTATCCGAATTATCAGTGTGTTCTTTATATTCTCCTTTTTCACTTCCCCTGTATAAAAGATGCTCATACCCTGTGTCTGTAATCGTTAGTCCTGTGTAAAAATCTGGGATTTCCTTTTTATATTTAATAATAATTTTACCTATTATATTAAAAATATTTTTATCAAATTTATTATCTAAGTATTTCATATAGCACCTCCTATAATCAGGATTTACTTTATCATATCCTCCCGTAGTAGCGGGTGAAAATGTAAGATCTTTTTGATTGACAATTTTTTCACATAACTTCTTGTCAATTACATTTTCGTAGCATCTCACAAAATCACTTAATTTTTTCATTTATTTAAAACTTTTTTTATTCCAGAACATTTTTTTATACCGATCCATAAACTTACTTTCCAGAAGTCGAAGGGTTTGACCATGGGCTACTTCCATTACAAAGCCAGACCATTTTTTCCATGACTCTCGTTTAAATGGAATTACTTGAACCATGGATTCTCCTTTTTTCAAAATGGTTTGCTGAGTCCATTTTTTCCAATGAAAAGGAAAATTAATTACATTAATGTACGTATCCGTATCCACCACTCCTGATATGACTTCAAAACGTTCTTCTGTCCGATTAAGGGGTTGAATAAATAAACAGCTATATCCTGGTGGGGTTCTAATTAGCCATTTGTTATGAAATTTTCCTGCGTTTTCTTTTCCCTTGTCATCTCCTAACGGAAGTTGGGTCTTACTATGAAATCCCGCAGGTTCAGGTTCTTTGTTGGCAGATGAAATACTTAAATCAGTCTCCGTTGCATCCACAATATAATCTTGGTCAAAAGGAATAATATATCCAAAAGTTAAGGCATCTAAAAAAGGGATGCATGTCTTAACCGTTGGTTTGTGAAGATTCTTATCCTCATGACGTTTTAAATTTTTATAATTTTGCGGAATAAAATGATTTGCAGCTCGGGGATGAGGCCATATATTTTCATAATCTTTATCAGTGGCAATGAAAGTTATTTTCTTTTCAAACATTTAATAATCCTCCCTTTTTTCGTGATACCTTACTTCATAATTGGCAGCGAAAGTTATACGAGGGCTATTAGATAAATTAGGAGTGACGGCGTGTGCTAAAGACCCATTAAACATGAGTACAGTTCCATTTTTTACTTTCACGGATTGAATATTATTACAAAATGTTTCATTGTTTTCTTTTCTTATTAATGCAAATCTACCAGGTTTGTGAAATAAAAACTCTGCTCCTGAACCTTCCACCTCTACAAAATAGACTAATGATAAATGGGATGGATGATCGTGGGGCACTGCATGATCATTTTTATTATACCAATTAATCCAACAGTCTTGTATCAAGATCGAAGGAGCATCAAAATTTTCTTTCTTAACCCAACCCCCTATAATGTTTGATAATTCATCAGTTAAGGATCGTATCTGAGGATATCGAAAATGAGAATCCCATGCGGTTCTTCTAGCTTTAACGTTACAGTCTTCTTCTGGAATTGTTGTGTGCTTATGTATTTCTTTATTGTTTTCTACGAGTATTATATTTTTAATTTCTTTCCTCCACTTTTCGTGATTAGGCATTGTAAAAGACCATGCTTCGTCAATAAAAATATTATGTTTAATTATTTCAAGATTCATTCCCTCCTCCAATAAATTGCTTGGGGGGTATCTCATACTGGTGCCCCCACGCTAAAATTAACAGATACGGATATTCTTCTTTTCTTGCTTTTGTTAAGCGCCACTCTGTGAGGAAGCCAAGGGGGAAAGAGAAGTAAGTCATGGTCTTGGGGAACGCGTTCGATACTACGGGTATTTAGGTAATTAAACTCCTTTATCGCAGGAAGATTCTGTACAGCGGATGACCGAGGATCTTCAAAAAAAAGAGATCCTTGTTCAGGTCCGTGCGTTTCCACGTAATAAATTGCCGCGAGAACGCTGTTGCAGTGGACATGGGTGTTGTTTGATGCTCCCGGTGGATTGACATTGGCCCACGCCCCGCTTTCTGAAAAAAATTTTCTATTATCAAGATCCCATCCCATCGCCTGTCCATAAATTGGTGCGTATTCATCAGCAATGATTTTAGTTAGCTTCCCCAAGACTCCCGTATGCGTCAGTGGGGAGTGCCATCCCCCCATGTTTGAAATTACCACCCCAGGGTCTTTTTTAATCCATTTCTTTATTTCCTTTAATAAGGGCTCTCTCACTTCTGGGCATGTTATCTTCAAATTAAACTCCATGACCAAAGTGCCAAACATCATTTGCTTCACGAAAGGGGGAGGAATATTGTTTGTTTTCATTTATTTCTCCTCCTTCTTTGCAATAAAATTAAAAGACATGGATCGACGAACTGCTTTAGCGCCCTTGGTTTTAAAGGGCATTACACAATGTTGGTGACGGGCGTGAAAGATATAAAAATCCCCAACTTTAGGGGTAACATAATAAGTGGTGTCTCCTCCCATTATAAAACACAGCGCCCCATCCTTGAATTTATGGGGATCTTTTGCATCGTTAATGAATTCGGGAACCTTTAAAAATAAAACTGTTGACCAGCCAGATCCGTCATGGTGAGTATGGGGAGGATTATATTCCCCCGCTTTCATATCATTTATCCAGCATCCTATAATATCCAAATCATAAGATTTACGGGGTAGGCATTTAAATTCAATGCTTTGTTTCATATGTTTGTCCATGCATTTAACAATTTGAGGAAAAGAATCCGTTGATTGTATAATGTTTAACATTTCTAATTCACTATCCAGTCTCCCCGCTAAACGGGGACCGTAACTCTTTAAACCGTCCTTCGCAGCTTCATATCTTTTATTAAGATCTTTAATGTATTTATTGGCTATTTTATAATGGCCAATAAAAAAAGAATCTGTAATAACTTCTGCTTTCATTTTAATAAATTAAAGTTAAAAGCCAGAGACATTCTTTCGTGTTTTGATTCTACAACTCTATGATAGGTGGTTCCGTCAAACAATAAAACAGCACCTTTTTTAGGGACTATTGCTTTTCGTAAATCCTCTGGGTAAATAATAAATTCAATTTCAGAATTATTCTCTGTTAGATATAAAACAGCAGATCCGCAGTCGCCATGTAGGTGGGGTTCTTGATAACCATGCTCCCCTAAAATATTTATCCATGATTCAAAAATCATAAACGGGGTGTATTTTTTAAAATTTTTATATAAAAGTTCTTTAATAATATTTTCTAAACTAGTGGCTAAATGATTAAACTCTTCTATGTCATACAAAATATTTTGGGATATTGTTTTAGAGGTTTTAATATTACAGTTCCATGATTTTTCGGTAAACTTATCTTTGTTATTCTCAATATAGGAATGCACTGTTTCCAACAAATGCATGTTCTCTAAAGAGGTATAGTATACACTTATTTTCTTTAGAATTAATTCGTCTATTGTCTTTAATTCTGTCATCCTATTTCTGCCCCTTCCATAGCATAATTTCTTTGTCAAGAAAACTATTATCATAATTTGACATTAATCGTCTTGATTTAGATCAAAGATGTGTTTAAATTGGTTCTCACCCAAAAATTTAAATCAGGAGAAAAAAATGGAAAATCAGGAAGTATTGAAGGCTATAGCTGTCCTCGCTGACAAGGTGAGCCGCTACCACGAACGTTTATTAGCTACGGAGA